CAGTGTTATCATTCTAAATACGGTGTATACGCTGTTGTTGATAATTATGTTATTTATTTTGAACCATTTGCGGTGATACATATGATTTCATCAGCAGATTAAAGAACGGAGCTGTTATTACCAGATTCGCTATTGGAAGAATATAGAGATTTTACTATTGAACAGATGTCTAGAATGACTGGATATCACCAAAAGCTCATAGAACTGCGAATGAGTTCTTGAATACAGGAGGTTTTTCACATGAAAAAGACATTATTAAAATATTTTACAGTTGCCCTAATTACAATCAGCACCATATCTATGCCGCTAACTGTTAAAGCAGCTCAAAAAAGTAACATTTCCATTCGGCCAAATGTAGCATACTCTAAATATGACATCACCGGTGATGGCAAAGCTGATAAAATTCGAATAAATTTCAAGTCGGAATCTTATCTGAACATTGAGGTGAATGGCAAAAAAAGTTTTAGTTTAAACGCCCAAAACATATATCTTGTAAATGCAGATCTTTATACTCTCAATGGAAATAAACATTTTTTGAAGCTAAAATGCCAAGACATTGATAATGATCACATTGATTACGACAAATTATTGACTTATAAATCTGGAAAACTTGTATCTGCTGTCAATTTAATGTCGCATCGTAAAGGTGCTTTCAATGCTCGCCATAATAGTTTTACTCAAAAAGTTGGTGCAAATTACATTCAAATCCGTATGCAGTCAATGCCAGGAGGAGTCGGTTCTATTCAATATACCATAACTTATAAACTTTCCGGAAGCTCTCTGAAGCTTTCCAAAACTACATATCCTGTCACTTATTCCAAATCATACAATCCCCTTCTTGGTGGACAAAATATGTGGAAATGTGCAAAATCATTGAATATAAAGAACGCCCCTAACGGAAATATTATCTATACAACAGATGCTTACGAAGTATGTACTGTAAATAAAATTAAATATTCTGGCGGCAGTGCCTATATATATATCCGGGCTGAGGATGCTGATATTTCTGGATGGGTAAGATGCCCTAATTCCTATACAAGCAGATTTTTTGAAGAATCCCTGTTTATTTAATTATCATTGCATTCAATAATGTCTTCAAAAAGTGCCCTTACTGGTAACAGCAACCAAACATTCTCGTTTGAACAGATGCCTCGAATGACGGGGAATCACCAGAAATTGATTGAATTGAGAATATCTAATAATTCAGATTTAGATCCGAATTATTTAATATTCTTTCACCTTATAAAGACATACATTTCAATGGTCAAAGCATATTTGATGTTTTGGGTTTTCCAAACGATTTGCTTGAACGTTTAAATCAGCTAATCACACAAAAATTCATATAAAAACCGCCCCTGCTAGTAACAGGGACGGATCAAGAATCTCCGAAGAGATCCAGTACTTTAGCAAAGATATTGTATCATCTTCGGAGCAGTTACACAAGTCGAACATTTGTATATATGTGATCACATCAATGGATTAACGAAAGGAGTTTTCATTATGCCATTACCCAAAGAACGGATTTATACAATAGATGACATCTACGCTCTTCCTGATGGCGAACGTGCAGAGCTGATTGATGGACAGATCTATATGATGGCACCACCTAATACCAGGCATCAGGTAATCGTCGGTGAACTGTATGCTACTATCCGCAATTACATTAAAAGTAAAAGCGGATCCTGTAAACCATATGTCTCTCCATTTGCAGTGTTCCTGAATGAAGATAACAAGAACTATGTCGAACCAGACTTAACAGTTGTCTGCTCACCGGACAAAGTAGATGAAAAAGGTTGTCATGGTGCACCTGACTGGGTAATTGAGGTTGTTTCTCCTGCTACCCAGAGTAAAGATTACGGAATAAAATTATTTAAATACCGGATGGCCGGAGTCAGAGAATATTGGATTATAAACCCCCTGAAAGGTATCGTAAATGTCTACGATTTTGAAAATGAATCGGGTACCGGATTGTATTCTTTCGACGATGAAATTCCAGTATGTATATATCCCGATTTATCAATTGCGATCTCTGAATTATTATAATAAAAACCGCCCCCGCTGGTAACAGGGACGGCTCAAGAATCTCCGAAGAGATCCCTTTCTTTTGGCAAAGATATTGTATCATCTTCGGAGCAGTTACACAAGCCAAACGTTTGTGTGGCTGTTATTTTTATGCTTAAAATTACATATTTTATAAAACCGAGGTGATATTTATGAGTAGTAAAGTAGCAGCTCTCTATATCCGTGTCTCGACAGAGGACCAAACAGAGTTATCTCCTGATGCACAGAAACGCCTTCTGCTGGATTATGCTCAGAAGAATGATATGATTGTATCCGGAGACTTTATCTTTACTGAGAGTGTTTCTGGCCGGCATGCACAGAAGCGCCCGGAGTTTCAGAAGATGATCGCCCTGGCGAAGCAGCCCTCTCACCCCATTGATGTGATCCTGGTGTGGAAATTCAGTCGTTTTGCCCGCAATCAGGAAGAGTCCATTGTTTACAAGAGCATGCTCAAGAAAGACAATGTGGATGTGATCAGTGTGTCTGAACCATTGATCGAGGGACCTTTTGGCAGCCTGATCGAGCGCATCATCGAATGGATGGATGAATACTATTCCATTCGATTGTCGGGTGAGGTCTTGCGTGGCATGAAAGAAAAAGCCCTGCAAAAAGGCTATCAGACGTCTCCCTGTCTTGGCTATACTGCAGTTGGACATGGAAAGCCTTATGTTATTAATGAGGCTGAATATGCCATTGTCTCTTATATTATGGACCTGTATGATAATCAGAACTTAGATGAGACAGCTATTGCCAGACGTTGCAATGATCTCGGGTACCGGACGAAACGTGGAAAACTCTTCGAGCGGCGTAGCGTTGACCGGATTCTTGGAAATCCCTTCTATTGCGGAACTGTTGTCTGGAACGGAGTGGAATTTGAAGGAAACCATGAGGTACGTCTTTCCAGAGAACGGTATGAAAAGCGTCAGAAGCTTATTACTTCCCGGAAACGTCCGGTCAAGGCGCGAAACGTATCTGCCTGCAAGCACTGGCTATCTGGTCTTTTAAAGTGTTCTGTCTGTGGAGCTACACTTTCTTACACTGGCAATAATAAGTGTCCTTATTTCCAGTGCTGGAAATATGCAAAAGGATTTCATAAGACTTCCGTAGCCTTATCTGTCAAAAAGGCCGAAGATGCTGTGATAACTTATTTTGAGCAGATCTTAGATGGAGCAGAATTTACATATGTGTGTAAAAAGAAAAAGACTGATCATTCACTACAGATTGATCAGTTGCAAAGAGAGATCAGTAAGCTCGCCATGAGAGAAGGCAGAATCAAAGAGGCTTATGAGGCAGGCGTAGATACTCTGGAAGAATATAAGAATAATAAGGATCGTCTGGTATCAGATCGGTTAGAATTGACTGCTGCCCTTTCACAGCTATTGCAGGAAGAACAGGCAGATCAGCCTGACACAGAAGAAATCCTGAAAGAAATCCGTTCTGTTGCGGATGTCCTGAAGAATCCAGACGTAGGTTATGAAGAAAAGGGAAATCTGATCAGAAGTGTTGTGGAACAAATCATATATGATAAGGAATCCGGAAAAATGTCTTTTGACATCATTATTTCCTGAATTGAAAATCCCGCAAACCCGCATAAACACTGGGTTTGCGGGGCTATTATAGGGTACTGCACTCCGGTGGCCCGGACGGTGAAATCAGCGCTTCCCTGCGTTATCTTTCCCAGCGTTTTACCATGCCGAACCGAACGACTTCTGCTTTGCTCAACGACATAGGAACAGAAGAACTCAGTCATCTGGAAATGGTATCCACTATTGTACATCAGCTTACCCGGGACCTTTCCATGGAGGAAATTGAGAAATCCGGATTCGGACCGTATTATATCGATCACACAGTGGGAGTCTGGCCACAGGCAGCAGGTGGCGTACCATTTAATGCATGTGAATTTCAGAGTAAAGGTGATCCAATCACTGATCTGTTCGAGGATCTTGCTGCAGAGCAAAAAGCCCGTTCTACTTATGACAATATTCTCAGAGTAGTCCGCAATATACCTGAGATTGCGGATCCCATCAAATTCCTGCGTGCCAGAGAAGTTGTTCATTTCCAGAGATTTGGGGAAGCTCTTCAGTCCATTCAGGAAGAACTTGATGCCAAAAACTTCTATGCTTTTACCCCGGGATTTGATAATCCCTGCACTGCATCATGCAACAGCAATAAATAACGTACGCAGCCAAAACCTGCGACATACTGCGCGAATTTATGCGATTAGCATCGTGAAGCGTGTTACTGAGAACGGAATGAACAGTAATACGCTCCATCTTAAAAATCACAGAAATTTCATATTTGCTTTACAAATATATCTGGTGGTGCTATAGTATTCTTAGCTTAATAGCCACAAAAGTAATTGCCAAAAATATTGAGCAATTACAAACAAAAATATGATATAAAAGGGGCTGTCTCACATAGATATTATGTGACAGCCCCCTTATTGGAGGAATTATGCAGATAATTATTGTTGGGTGCGGTAAAGTTGGACGTACCCTGGCAGAACAGCTTCAGGAAGAAGAATCCGACATTACTCTTATAGACGTTTCTTCTAATGTGATCACTTCCCTTCAGGATGACATTGATGCCATGGGTATCGTGGGAAACGGTGCAAGTATCAACACGCTGGTGGAAGCAGGTATTGAGAATGCAGATATCCTGATTGCCGTAACCGGTTCTGATGAAATGAATCTTCTCTGCTGCCTGATTGCACAGAAAACCGGCCATTGCCAGACGATTGCCCGTGTCCGCAATCCTATCTATGCCAAAGAGATCAGCTTCATCAAGAAGCGTCTGGGTGTTACTATGATCATTAACCCGGAGCTTGCAGCTGCACAGGAAATTTCCCGTCTCTTACGCTTCCCTTCAGCTATCAAGATCGATACTTTCGCACGTGGTCGCGTGGAAATGCTGAAATTTAAAGTGCTTCCTGAATTTAATCTGGATGGCATGACAATCTCACGCATTACGGAAGCCCTGAAATGCGACGTCTTGTTCTGCGCAGTAGAAAGTCGGGATCATGTATCTATTCCCGGCGGTAATCAGGTGATCCACGACGGGGATATGGTTTCCATTCTTGCTTCCCCGGTGAATGCAGCAGCCTTTTTCAAAAAGATCGGCCTGAAAACCAATCAGGTAAAAAACGCCATTATTGTCGGCGGAGGAACCATTTCCTATTACCTTACAAAAGCCCTGCTTGATATGAACATCTCCGTTAAGATCATTGAACAGAATGAGTCCCGCTGTGAAACCTTAAGTGATCTGCTTCCGGAGGCAACTATCATTAACGGAGACGGAACCAATCGTTCTCTCCTTATGGAAGAGGGACTCTCACGCACAGAGGCTTTTGTATCACTCACAAACATGGATGAGGAAAATGTTTTCCTTTCACTCTTTGCCAAAACAGTTTCCAATGCCAAACTGATTGCCAAGGTAAACCGCCTTGCCTTTGATGATGTCATTGATAACCTTGATATCGGAAGCGTCATTTATCCGAAATATATCACAGCCGACTATATCCTGCAGTATGTACGTGCCATGCAGAACAGCATCGGCAGCAATATTGAAACCCTTTATCATATCCTGGATAATCAGGCAGAAGCTCTGGAATTTGCCATCCGCGAAAATTCACCGGTAACAGGCATTCCATTATCTGAACTGAACCTGAAGAAAAACCTCCTTGTAGGTTACCTGAACCGAAATGGTCAGGTCAAGATTCCCCGAGGCCAGGATACCATTCAGGTCGGAGATACCGTTATCATAGTAACTTCTCAGAAGGGCCTTCGCGATATTACAGATATTCTGGAAAAATAAAGGAGCCGAATTATGAACTATTCCATTATTATCTATATCATCGGAATGATTCTGGAAATTGAAGCTGTATTTATGGCTCTGCCCGCAATTACGGCACTGATCTATCAGGAAACTTCCGGTGTAGCTTTTCTGATCACGATTGCTTTATGCATGGTCATCGGGCTTCCTCTCACCAGGAAAAAGCCGACAAGAAAGGCTTTCTACACAAAAGAAGGTTTCGTGACTGTAGCATTAAGCTGGATCGTTCTGAGTATCATAGGAGCAATCCCCTTTGTGATCAGCCGAAGCATTCCAAATCCTGTAGATGCATTATTTGAAACAGTTTCGGGTTTTACTACAACAGGAGCCAGTATTCTCAGCGATGTGGAGGCACTTCCTCATTGTATGCTGATGTGGAGAAGCTTCACGCACTGGATCGGCGGAATGGGTGTTCTGGTTTTCATCCTCTCCCTTCTGCCACTTACCGGCGGTTATCATATGAATCTTATGAAAGCGGAGAGTCCCGGACCATCTGTAAGCAAGCTTGCGCCAAAAGTACAGTCAACTGCCAAAATTCTGTATTCTATTTATTTCGTAATGACAGTGATCCAGATCCTGCTTCTTCTGGTCGGTGGTATGCCGCTGTTTGACTCCATATGTACAGCTTTCGGTACTGCAGGTACCGGAGGATTTGGTATTAAAAATGACAGCATGGCCAGTTACAGTACATATCTGCAGGTAGTCATTACTGTATTTATGATTTTATTTGGCGTTAACTTTAACGCTTACTTTTTCATTATCACAAAAAAATTTGCTCAGGCTTTTAAAATGGAAGAAGTGCGGTATTATTTCGGAATCATCGGTATTGCAATTCTTATCATCACCTGCAATATTTACCATATTTTCGGAAGTGCAGCCAAAGCTTTTCAGCAGGCAGCTTTCCAGGTTGGTTCCATTATCACAACAACCGGATATGCAACAACAGATTTTAATACCTGGCCGGAAATTTCGCGGACAATCCTGGTACTGCTGATGTTTATCGGTGCATGTGCCGGAAGTACAGGCGGCGGCATTAAAGTATCCAGAATCCTGATTCTCTGCAAAACAGTCCGCAAGGAGCTTCATATTTTTCTGCATCCAAATGCGGTAAAGAAAATAAAAATGGACGGCAAAGCCATCCCACATGAAGTTGTTCGTTCCACAAATATTTTCTTCATTGTATATATGCTGATTTTTGCATCCTCCATATTCCTGATTGCCTTTGACGATTTCAATCTGATCACGAATTTTACGGCGGTTGCGGCAACCTTTAATAATATCGGACCTGGTCTGGAACTGGTAGGACCTACCGGAAACTTCGGCATGTTCTCCTGGTTTTCAAAGCTTATCCTTACTTTTGATATGCTGGCAGGACGTCTTGAGATTTTCCCGTTACTGATATTGTTTGTAAGGGATACATGGAAGAAATTCTAAAAACATTTTGGTAAAACAAATTTTATTTTTTTACACCATATTCATATTTTATTCATATTTATTGGATATAATGAACTTTAGAAAGATGATGAATCTTTCTTATAAATATTTTTCTTTTTCATACGCGCCGGTACGAAAGTACCGGCCTCCTTCCATTTATGGGAGTTTTTTATTTTATGGCATTTTTCTCACACCTTCATAATCAAACGCAGGAATAAAACTCTCTCTGGCAGTTTCACCATCTTGAAAAAATCCATTTTCAATCCCAAGCTCAAATGCATAGTCCAGAACTTTTTCATATTCTCTTCTGGTTACACAACGATTCAGTTCTGTATATTCTTTCTGCTCAAAAACCGGTGTGTACTGATTCATAATACTGATATAAATCTGCTTTCCAAAAGTCTTATGTAAAAGTTTCAGAACCTTCTTTGAATTTCTTGTATGCCCCGGCAATATAAGATGTCTCACAATAGTCCCACGTTTCATATATCCCTCTGCATCAAACTGTGGCATTCCTGTCTGGCGTACCATCTCATTAACTGCTTCCATAGCCCTTTCAGGATAATCATTCGCATGTGAAAATTTCACCGCCAATTCGCTCTCCGCATATTTGTAATCCGGAAGATAAATGTCCACATATCCGTCCAGAAGTTTCAATGTCTCTGTGTTCTCATATCCACCACAGTTATAGACAACCGGAATATTAAGCCCATGCTTCTTTGCACAGTCCAAAGCTGCGATGATCTGTGGAATATAATGTGTTCCGGTTACCAGATTGATATTTGCAGCATCCTTTTCCTGCAGTTCCAGGAATATTTCTGCCAGTCTTTCCTCGGTGATCTCAAGGCCACTGTCACCAATGGCAATTTCCCGGTTCTGGCAGAAACAGCATCTCAGATTGCATCCTGTAAAAAAGACTGCCCCAGAACCTCTGGTTCCCGAAATACATGGTTCTTCCCACATATGCAAAGCTGCCCTTGCAATCTTAACCTTCTGATTCATTCCACAGTATCCGGTTTTTCCGGCTGTTCTGTCTACATGGCAATTTCTCGGACATAAACTGCAATCTGCCAGTATGCAGCTTTCTGTATCCTGCCTCAGAGTTTTATCTTTGTTTTTTTCTGTCTGTATTTTATTTAACTTCACTTTTCTCTTCTGTCCTTTTTTCTTTCCCCGACTTGATATCTGTGAATCGCCCACTGCAAAACAGTTCCCACAGTTTGCTTATATTATAACCGTTCAGTGCTTTCACAGTTACAGTCGGATTGCTGAATAGTTACTATCCTTTATATCATTATACTACATTCCCCAATTACGTCTATTCATATTTCACAATTTCCTTTTTCAATCTCTTCATGATCCTTTTTTCCAACCTGGAAATATATGATTGAGAAATTCCCAGAAGGTCTGCAACCTCTTTCTGTGTTTTCTCTGCAGCATTCTCCTTTCCCAGACCAAATCTAAGGCGGATGATCGTCTGCTCACGCGGTGAAAGCTTTCTAATTGCCTTTGATAACAACGAAATCTCCACTTCATCTTCCAGACGTCTTGAAATCACATCCTCATCAGTTCCCAGAATATCAGAAAGCAGGAGTTCATTTCCATCCCAGTCTACGTTCAGCGGTTCGTCTATGGACACTTCCATCTTTGTCTTACTGTTGCGGCGAAGATACATCAGGATCTCATTCTCTATACATCTGGATGCATAAGTGGCGAGCTTGATGTTTTTTACAGGATTAAAGGTATTGATCGCCTTGATCAGCCCAATCGTTCCGATTGAGATCAGATCCTCCACCCCGACTCCTGTGTTATCAAACTTCTTTGCAATATACACCACAAGCCTTAAATTATGTTCGATCAGAACAGACTTCGCTTCTTCTTCCTGCCCTGTTCCAAGCTTCTGCAGTATAAACGCCTCACGCTTCGGCTCCAGTGGTGCCGGCAGCACATCATTTCCACCAATATAAAAAACTTCTCCTGAACGGTTCATCACCATTCTTGACACTACCTGTAATGGATAACAGCTCATAGTCACAACCCCTCCCGTTAAAGTAATCTGGAATTCAAAAGTACCTCGTATTCCTTACCAAAAGCGGATGTTTCAAATGAAAATGCAAATACCGGATTGTCTATGCAGACAACCTCTGCGGGAGTCTGAATGCAGAGTCTCTCAAAAGTAACAGCCAGCATCATTCCCTGTTCTTTTCCTATACTGTGAAAAAAGGTAAAATGTGGATGAAGCCCGGCAGTTCCCGGTTTCCCAGACTCCCCGGGATTTTCTTTCAAGTGTTTTAAACAGCTTACGGTTTCTTCTGAACATATTTCAGATAAAACTTTTTCTGTCCCTACAGATACAGGTTTTCCGTTTACAGAATCCATAAGCAGATTTCCGGAATCATAAAATCCTTGAAAAGGATATCCACATCCTTTAT